ATTTGAAAGGAAATTATCATGGCTCTTCCTAATGGCGCTGGTGGTTATCAGGTCGGCGACGGCAACGTAAACGACCCGATTATTGACCTCTCCGCAACTCCGGTTTCGGTTACGGCTTCGGCCACGCTGACCCCGGCACAGGTCTTGAATGGCCTGATCCTTGCCAACAACGGCGTTACGTCGTCGCAGACCTACACGCTGCCTACTGTTGCGCAGCTTGAAGCTGTCTTGGTTAACTCGGATCGGATTGGCACGACCTTTTCGTTCCGCGTTGTCAACCTCGGCACTTCGTCGGGTACTGCGGTAATCGCCGCTGGTACGGGCTGGACCGTCAGCGGTTCGCTCACCATGACGATCCCCGTGACTACGGGTGCGATGATGATCGCGCGCAAGACCACGGCGACGACTTGGACGCTGTACCGCGTCGCGTAAAACAGATGGGCGGGTTTCGGCCCGCCCATTTTACTAAAGGTGATTTATGGCCGTTATCTACCTTGTCCACGAAATTCATGGCGCCAAAGTCGCAATCAGCGAAGAAGAGGCGATTTATGATGAAGAATACGGCTGGACGCGATATAACCCTGAGACGCCGGAACCTGCGGCGGGCGCTGACGAACCTGTCAACGTAATGGCGGAACCCAAAAGCCGTGGACGCCGACGCGCGACGCAGGAAGGGTAATCAATGTCAAGTGCGGGCGACATCATTAACGGGTCACTGCGCCTTCTGGGTGTCCTAGCGGAAGGTGAAACGCCGTCCGCTGAGACGTCGCAAGACGCGCTGACCGCGATGAACCAGATGATCGAAAGCTGGAATACAGAACGTCTGTCAATTTTTTCCACGCAAGATCAGGTCTTTATCTGGCCCGCCAGCACACTCAGCCGCACACTGGGGCCGACTGGCGACTTTGTCGGCAATCGCCCTGTGTTGCTGGACGACAGCACCTATTTCCGCGACCCCGCGACGAATGTCAGCTACGGCATCAAATTCATTAACCAAGAGCAATATGACGGCATCGCGGTTAAGACCGTGACTTCGACATATCCGCAGGTTCTGTGGATCAACATGACGTTCCCGAACATTGAAATGTACGTTTACCCGCGCCCCACGCGTGCGCTGGAATGGCATTTCATTTCGGTCGAAGAACTGACGCAGCCTGCAACGCTGGCCACACAACTGCACTTCCCGCCCGGCTATCTGCGCGCGTTCCGCTATAATCTGGCCTGCGAAATGGCACCTGAGTTTGGCGTGGAGCCAAGCCCGCAGGTCCAGCGCATCGCCATGAGCAGCAAACGCAACATCAAGCGCATCAACAATCCGAACGACATCATGTCGATGCCGTACAGCATTGTGGCGACACGTCAGCGGTTTAACGTCTACGCAGGGAATTATTAATGCAGACGCCGATCTTAGGGTCGGCGTACGTTGCCCGCAGCGTCAACGCCGCCGACAATCGAATGGTCAATCTCTACCCGGAAGTCGTGCCGGAAGGCGGCCAGATGCCCGCTTATCTGAACCGCGCGCCGGGCCTCAAGTTTCAGCAGACCATTGGTACAGGCCCGATCCGTGGCCTGTGGGCGCACCAGACGCAGGGCACCGACTTCTACGTCGTGTCAGGCAACCAAGTCTACAAACTGACGTCGCTGACCGGCGCACCCACGCTGCTTGGCACCATCGCGCCCGGCACGACGCCCGTGTCCATCGCCGACAACGGCGACCAAATCGTGTTCGTGACCAACCCGGACGCGTACGTCTACACCGAAAGCACCGGCACCTTCGGCAAAGTCACCGACCCTGACTTTCCCGGCGCGGTAACGGTCGGCTATCTCGACGGCTATTTCGTGTTCAATGAGCCAAACAGCCAAAAGATTTGGGTGACGTCGCTGCTGGACGGCACGCAGATCGACCCGCTGGACTTTGCCAGCGCTGAAGGGTCGCCCGACGGCGTGGTCGGCATCTTGGTCGATCACCGCGAACTGTGGGTGTTCGGCACGGACAGCACCGAAGTCTGGTATAACGCAGGCAGCCCTGACTTTCCGCTGGCCCGCATCCAAGGCGCGTACAACGAAATCGGTTGCGTTGCGCCGTATTCGACCGCCAAGCTGGACAACAGCGTTTTCTGGCTCGGCTGCGACGCACGCGGTCAGGGCATCGTCTACCGCGCGCAAGGTTATATCGGCCAGCGCATCTCGACCCACGCGGTCGAGTGGCAAATCCAGCAATACACCGACATGTCGGACGCGGTCGCGTACACCTATCAGCAGGACGGCCACGCATTCTATGTGCTGAACTTCCCGACGGGCGGCACGACATGGGTCTACGACGTGTCGGCGGGCGTCTGGCATGAGCGCGCGTCGTTTGTTGCGGGCGACTTTGACCGCCATCGCGGCAACTGCCAGTGCAACTTTGCAGGCAATACCGTCATCGGCGACTATCAGAACGGCAACATCTACACGTTTGACCTGACGACCTACGCCGATAACGGCCAGCCGCAGAAATGGTTGCGGTCATGGCGCGCGCTGCCGACTGGCCAGAACAACCTGCGCCGCACGGCGCAGCATTCGTTGCAGCTTAACTGCGAAGTTGGTGTCGGGCTGAACGGCTTGCCCGCCAGCGAAGTGCCGTTGGCGACGCTTGATCTGGACTTCCTGAACCAGACCTATTCCATGTCAGCGCCCGCGACGGCTACGCAGGGCGCTGACCCGCAGGTCATGCTGCGTTGGTCGGACGACGGCGGCCACACATGGTCGAACGAGCATTGGGTGTCCATCGGCAAGATCGGCGGTTACGGTCGCCGTGCGATCTGGCGGCGGCTCGGCATGACGCAGAAGCTGCGCGACCGCGTCTACGAAGTGTCTGGGACTGACCCGGTCAAGATCAGCATCATCGGCGCTGAACTTCTGTTGAGCGGTACGAATGCCTGATCCGGCGAACATAACCAAGATACCCGCGTCGCGTGTCCCCGTCACGGACCCGCAGACCGGCCTTGTGTCGCGCGACTGGTATCGGTTCTTCTTTAACCTGTTTAATTTAGCAGGCGCAGGCGGAAACGCCGTTTCGCTGGATGACTTGCAGGTCGGCCCGTCCAACGATCAAAACGCTGCGTTGGCGACGCTAGAGGACCAACTGCAAGGTCTGGCTCTGACACCGCCGCCGCGCGAGTACCGCGTGCCGCGCTATGGATCGTTTTACGACACAACAACGCAGACGGCAGCCGCCATCAACACGGCGTACGCCATGCAATTTAACACAACAGACTTGTCGTTAGGCGTCACAGTCGGCACGCCTACGTCGCGTATTTATGTGGACCGCCCGAACATATACAACATTCAGTTTTCTGCGCAGCTTGACAAGACGTCGGGCGGCGTTGGTTTGATCTGGATTTGGCTGTCAAAAAACGGTGTCGATGTACCTTACAGCGCCACGCAAATCCGTGTGCAGGGGAACAACGCAGAAACTGTTGCTGCGTGGAATTTTCTGTTACAGATGAACGCAGGCGATTATTTTGAGTTAAAATGGGCCGTGGATGACATAAGCGTTCAAATTCAGGCTTTTGCGTCGGCGGCGCCCGTACCGGCAATCCCGTCAATTATTTTGACGGTGACTGATAACGTAAGTTCTTTGGAGGTTTAACATGGCAGTCCTCGCCCCCGAACCGAAAGCGCAGTTTCTTGACGCTAACGGCGCACCGCTGGCAGGCGGTAAGGTCTACACTTACGCGGCGGGCACGACCACGCCTCTGGCGACGTACACCGACAGTGGTGGTCTGTCGGCGAACACCAATCCGGTCATCTTGGACGCGCGCGGCGAAGCGAACCTTTGGTACGCCAGCGGCACGGCGTACAAGGTTGTGCTGAAGGACGCGACTGACGCGACCATCTGGACCGTCGATAACATCGTCACGCCGGGCACGATGGCTTTGCAGAACGCCAGCGCCGTCAACATCACGGGCGGCACCATCGGCAGCGGCGTGACCTTTAACGGCAATACGACCGGCACCGCCGCTAACGTCACGGGCATTGTTGCGGTCGCCAACGGCGGCACGAACGCAAGCACAGCCGCTGACGCCCGCACCAGCCTTGGCGCGGCGGCGTCTGGCGCAAACACTGACATCACGGCGCTGGATCAGGACGTCACCATCACGGCGACCGGCACCATCGGCGCTAACACCATCGGCTTTCGCGGGGCACCGCAGGAAGCCAAGACCGGCGCGTACGGTCTGGTGCTGTCTGACGCAGGCAAGCACATCAGCATCACGACGGGCGGCGTGACCATCCCCGCCAACGCGTCGCAGCCGTTCCCTATCGGCACCATCATCGGCATCTACAATAACAGCAGCAGCAACCAGACAATTTTCATCACGACCGACACGCTACGCCTTGCGGGCACCGGCACGGGCGGCGCTGGCGTCTCGCGCACCTTGGCGCAGTACGGCTTTGCGTCGCTGCTAAAGGTCGATACGACGGTCTGGATCATCTCTGGAGCGGGCGTCAGCTAATGGCGGGCATGGCCCTCATGACAGCGGGCAGCGGCGGCGGCGGGGTCGCTACGATCCTGCTTGGCTATCAGTTTATCTTTGCGTCCAATTCGGGCGCCCGCGCCACCGCAGCGTATCGTCTGGGGTCTGACGGCGTCGTGTACCAAGCGCTGAACGGCGGGGCGTACACATCGCTTGCGACGTGGTGCAGCCCCGGCGCGCAGGCGGTCAATTACGAATGCTTCGCCACGCTGTCGTCTGGCACGCTGTCGTCCGGTACGGCAGGGTCTTGGCTGCCGCTGTCGTCGAACCAGACATGGACGCGTTTTGCCGATGTCGGTTTTGATTATTTGACCGAACTGTCCATCGTGATCCGCCGCGTTGGCGACACCGCGATTGCGGCTTCGGCCACAATTGATCTGGAAGCTGTTGCGTTTTAAGGATTAGACCATGACTGTTACCGCCAAAGTTCTCATCCCGGCCAAGATTGCGGAGAACACGCAGTCTACGCAGTATACTGCGACGAACGTGACCACGATCATCGACAAGTTTACGGCGACGAATTACAGCACCAGCGCCGTTACGATCAGCGTTAATCTGGTCACAGCAGGCGATACGGCGGGCAGTCAGAACCTGATCGTGAGGGCGAAGACGATCCAGCCGTCCGAGACGTACACGTTTCCCGAACTGGTCGGGCATGTCCTTGCGTCTAACGGCTTTATCAGCACACTGGCCAGCGCGGCGTTTGCGCTGAACATCCGTGCGTCTGGTCGTGAGATTACATAATGCTGGAGCGAACCTTTGACGCGACTTTCGCAAATGAGGTTGTAAATCATCCAGACGTGCGCCCTTATGTCGGGCCGATGGAACTAGGCGAATTGGATTTTAGCGACGCAATTAGTTCGCCGGAAAACTGGTTTTTGATAGGTGAGTACGGCGGATTTGCTTTAGCGTGGAGCGCGCCCGGCGTGTATGAAGTCCATGTTTTCATTCTACCCGAAGGACGCGGCGCATGGGCGGCGCGGGCGCGGAAATGGGTAATAAAATTTGCTAAGGAAAACGGCGCTACGATGCTATGGGCGCGGATAGCGCCCGCCGCAAAGTACGTTTCGTCTTTTGCGCGTCGAGGGGGTATGAAGCCAACTAATGACGTGATATACAATTATGGTTTTCCGTATGACATATTTAAGATGGAGTTGACACAATGCCATCCTCAGTAATTTCAGCCGGAATTGGCGCCGTCGGCAAACTTGGAGGCGGTTTGATTGCCAAAAGCTCGGCTAAAAAGGCGGCTAAGGTACAGGACGAAGCCGCCCGCCGTTCCGAGGCGCTCCAGCGCGAAATGTTCGAGCGTCAGGTTGGGTTGCAGGAGCCGTTCCGTCAGGCAGGTCTGACCGCGCAACAGCAGATCATGCAATTGCTCGGCATCGGCGGCGATCAGAACGCAGCAGATTACGGCAGCATGGCGAAGCCTTTTGGCGCTGACCAGTTCCAGCAAGACCCCGGCTACGCATTCCGTCAGGCGGAAGGCATGAAGGCGCTGGAGCGTTCGGCGGCTGCACGCGGCGGATTGATGTCGGGCGCCACGATGAAGGGCATTCAGCGCTTCGGTCAAGACTTGGCAAGCCAAGAGTACCAGAACGCATTCAACCGCTATCAGGTTGAGCGCGCTGCGCGGCTGAACCCGCTTCAGTCGTTGATGGGTTCGGGTCAGTCGGCAGCGAATACGCTGACGAGCGCTGCGGGCAATCTGGGGCAAGGGCTGTCAAACGCAGCCCTACAGTCGGGTCAAGCCCGCGCGTCTGGCTACATCGGGTCGGCCAATGCGTTAGCGGGCGCACTTAGCGGTATCGGTCAGACCGCATTGGAATATCCGTTGTACCAAGCGCAAACCAATTATCTGAACTCAATGGCGCGACGCGGCGGCGGCGGAAGCGCGACAAGTGGCAGCGGCGGCGGAGGTATTTTTGGTAACTTCATGACGCCATTCTTGCCCGGCGATTATTAAAGGTACTGACAATGGCTAACCAGATGATTGCCCTTCAAGCCCGCGCACCGCAATCGGCGGGGCTTGGCTCTGCCATTCAGCAGAACGCGCAGATGATTAACATGCTGGCGCAGCAGCGCGCGGCAGAACGTCAGGCGGCGCTGGCGCAGCAGAAAATGAACTTTGAGGCGCAGTTGGCCGGACCGCAGCTTGCCAAAGCAAAGTCGGACGCGTTTGCGGCTGAACAAGAAGCGTTCACCAAATTTTTTGACGTCGCGGCCAAAGTTATCGGCGTTTCTAAGTCGCCGGAAGATGTGCTGTTTGGCGCAGACATGCTAAAAAAGCAGTATGATAATCCGATCTTTGCGCAAATAATTGACCAGACAATTAAGGATATGCCCACTGATCCGCAAGCGTTTGGCGCTTGGCGTAACCGGACTAAACTTGAGACGATGGACGCCAAGGATCAGGTTCCGTACTATTTTGAACAGCTTAAATCTAAGGAAATCATTGGCGAAAAAGGCACCGTCGGTGTGGTTACGGTGGGCGGAATTGACCGCCCGCCGACGCTGGTTGTACCCAAAACTTACAATATGAAAAAACCCGCTGGCGGCCAAGTTGATCTTGGTGAGCAGACGACGGTTGAAGGTGGTCAAGGTGGCCCCGACGAAGGCATGATGCCGATGCCGATGACGCCCGACGAAGGCGCGATGTTGATGGCGCCCGGCGATAGGTCGTCGCGTCTTTCGGCTGATTTGGCAAGCCCGCTCATGAACGTCAAAAACGATGCGGAATATCAGGTCGCGCTTCAGGCTATCAATCGTGTGAACCCTGATGCCGCAGCCCAGATAAAGCAGATCATGCCACGGTTTGATCCTGCGCGGATTGAGGGCATTCGCGCGGCGGCGGCGGCGGAGTTTAACGTCGTCCCGCAAGGCGGCCAGCCGGGTCTTGTGGTTGGTGAGCGTGGCGGTATGGGTGGTCCGTTGGAAGGCTACGTCGAGTCCAGCACGCCGTTCCGCGCGCGTGTCCCCGCGCCGCCTTCGCAGCCGCAGCCGCGTGAGACGGCGGACGAGGCAGCGGCCAAGCGCCGCGCGATATTGGAGGTTGAAGCGGACTTTGCACGGAACGCACCGCCTCCTAAGCCCGTGCCCTTGACAGAGGCGCAGCGCCTCGCGCGCCGTGACGCGCTGGCTGGCAACTATAAAAAGGCCCAAGGTCTTCTCGACAAAACCTATGGTCCTGCGGGGATTATTGACACCATTAACGCCGTGCGAAATTTGTCGCGCGATCAAAAAGAAGCGATTACCGGGTATAGCGGCTATTTCCCGTCGGTTCGGTCCAGTAGCAAAGACGCAGACACGGCGGTTCAAAATCTTAAAGATACCGTAACTGAACTGGGTAAAGAAGCTGCGGCTGCTACAGGCGCGATTGGCCCTATGGCGGTTCAAGAGTGGAAAATTGTCGCGGGCATGATTGCCAACCTTGACCTTGAAGGTATGACGGCAGAAGGTCTAAACCAGCAATTAAACAGAATTGAAGCGAAGGCCAAGAACGCTGCTCGTCTGACGCAGCAGGCATACGACGCCCAACATGGCGCGGACGTTAAATCAATGCCTGAGTTTCGGCTGAAGGCGCCGGGCGGCCCCAAAGGTGCGCCCAAACCCGGTAGTCAGTATCCGGTGATGACGCCTGAACAGGTGCGTCGGGCGCCGAAGGGCACGAAGTACCGCACCACGGACGGTCGCCTTGGAGTGAAACCGTAATGGCTAACGATCCCTATGCAGGACTATTCAAGCCCATAGAGCCGACAGAGGAACAAGACCCGTATGCGGGTCTTATCCGCGAACTCACGCCGACCGGAACACAGGTTCCGCGCCGGACGCTTTTGGGCGCCGCGGCGGAAGGCGTCGGAAACATCCCCGAAAGCGCGCTTGCGTACGGTAAGGGCCTGTATGAAATGGTCACGCATCCGATTGAGACGGCCAAAGGCATCGGCAGTCTTGCAGCAGGCGGGGCATATCTGGCGCTGCCAGACGACGTTCAAGATTTTATCAACACTGTCGTAGACGACCCAGACTCCATAAATCATATCGTCGGCACCGCCAAACAGTTTGGCGGCATGATGGGCGACCGTTATGGATCATACGACGCGATCAAGAACACGCTGGCAACCGACCCTGTCGGGTTTGCTGCCGACGCATCGCTGCTGCTGACGGGCGGCGCAGGCGCGGCAGCAGGCGTCGGTAAAGTGGGCCGATTTGGGCAACAGGCAGCACGGCGTCAGGCTATGCTGGGTGATGTCGGCCAAGCGGGCGTTAGCCGTGTGTCGCGTAATGTAGCGCGCAAGGCAGAAGCAATGTCTGAGACGTTGCGCAACGCAGCCAGAGTGACTGATCCGATCAATGCGTTTGCGCCAGCCGGGCGCGGCCTCCGTAAAATCGCTGAACGCGCACCGCTCAAAATCGCTAACTTCATGTCGCCCAAGTCGGCGATGTATATGGACGTCGCTGAAGGACGCGGCAACGAACTGGTGCAGCAGTTGCGTGCGCCAAGCGAGATTGTGCCGGGCAGCGTACCGACGGCAGCGCAGCAGGCGTCACCGCTTGGCTTAACGCAGTTCTCCGCTGTCGGTGAATCCGCCGCCAAGGCCGATCCGTCGCGTTACTATGCAATTGGTAACGCACAAGACGCCGCGCGTCAGCGTGCGCTGCAAGGCGTTGGCGGTACGCCGGAAGACTTGGCGGCGCTTCGGGAAGGCCGTGAACTGACTGCGGGTCAGACCTATCGCCGCATTCAGGGTAATATCGTTACGACAGACGATACCCTGCGGTCCCTACTTAAACGTCCGTCAATGGACGCTGCGTTTAAGCGTGCCAAAGAACTTGCGGACGAAGACGGCGTTCCGTTCCAGATGGGGCCAGACATTTTGCCCGGCTCTATGGCGGGTATGGCTACGCCGGGGCGCCCTGCGCAATATACCGTACAAAGTCTTCACTATCTTAAAATGGCAATGGGCGACCTTACCCGTAACCCAGAGCGCTTTGGTATCGGTGCTACCGAAGCAAGGGCTATCGGCAAAACGCAAAAGAGTTTGGTTAACTGGATTGAAAGCAAAGAGCCGGGGTATAAGGCCGCGCGTGAAACTTTTGCCGCGCAAAGCCGCCGCATCAACCAAGCGGAAGTCGGTCAGTTTCTTGAGAACAAGCTGACGTCGCCGTTGACGGACGAGGCGTCGCGCGCTGCGGTATTCGCTAACGCTATGCGGGAAGCGCCGACGACGATTAAGCGCGCGACGACGGGCGCACCACGCTATCAGAACTTGGAAGACCTGCTTGAGCCGCATCAGCTTGCCGCCGTCGAAAGCGTGCGGCGCGATCTGGCGCGTGAGCAGATCACTAAGACGCAGGCACGCGAAGGTGCCACTGCGGCACCCCGCGTCGGTCAGTTGGCGTCGCAGGCGGGTGACATGCCGCAGTTCCTGAACCGCGTGGCGACCATTGCTAACGCCATCTATAACCGCGTGCAGGGTAAGATTGACCGCAAGCTGGCGATGGAAATCGCGTACGAAATGGCAACGCCGGAACGCGCGGCGGGTGCGATTGAGAAGGCGATGGTCCGCGAAGAACTTGCCCGCGCGACAGGTCGGGGCGCTGCTGCTGCTGCGACGCAGGTCGGTAAGGTTCTGCAATCAACGCCAGCTAAGGTCGGCGGTCAGTTCCAGAACATCATGACGCAGGCCGAAAATCAAAACGCAATGGCGATGGCGCAGTATCCGAAGGTTAACGAGCAAGGCGCACCGCTTATAGGCATCGGTCGCATCACCGATGAACAAGGAAACGTATTCACTTATCCAGAATACGGTGTAGCCCCTAAGCGTAAGCGTTAACGACGGAGTGCCAAGTGACCACGATTGACCAGACCGAAGCGCGCCTGAACACGCACGAACAAGTTTGCGAACTGCGCTATGACAGCATCTGTGCCCGCCTGAAACGTCTGGAGACAATTGGCATCTCTGTCGCCGGGTTCATCATTGCGCTGTTGATCGGCATTTTAGCAAAGGTGGGCGGATGAGCATCGTCCTTGGCGCACGGTCACTGTCACGCCTTGAGGGCGTCCATCCTGATCTGGTGCGCGTCGTCAAGAAAGCCGCCGCCATGTCTGATCTGGACTTCACGGTGCTGGAAGGGCTGCGCACGCCAGAGCGCCAGCGCGAACTGATGATGCAGGGCGCGACCAAGACGCTAAACTCCCGTCACCTGACCGGCCATGCCGTCGATTTGGCCCCCATGCTTGGGGGTAAGGTATCTTGGGACTGGCCGTTATACCATCGGTTAGCCAAGATCGTGAAGGCCGCTGCGGCGGCTGAAGGCGTCCCTATCCAATGGGGTGGGGACTGGCGGACTTTCAAGGACGGCCCGCACTGGGAACTGCCTTGGAAGCAATATCCGAAAGGAAAATGACATGTTTAAAGGTTATCGCACTTACATCATGGCTGCTCTCGGCGTTCTGTCCGCCGCCGCAGGCTATCTCGTCGGCGATACCGACCTGCTGACGGCGGCGAACGCTGCCTTCACGGCAGCAGCCCTAGCTTTCTTGCGCGCTGGCATCCCGCGCCTGTAAGCGATCCGCAACCAATTTAGCGTACCCGGCAATGTCAACCCAACTGTCGTCATAGTCCGGGTCGCCATTTAAAATACGCCCTATCTTATGCGCGATCATCTGGAGCGCTTCCATCTGGTCGTCGGCGAGTTCCAACCAGTTAGGGCTTTCTATCATGGCCAGTTTGAGGGCCTGCGTAATACGCGCATGGCCCTCAAACGACCCGTAGCGGGTGCCGCGTTCCGCAAGCGTGGACGCAATATCGGTCATTTCGATAACTCCTTCATCAGCACGGCGCGTTCACGGGCGGCGCGCAGGGTCGAGAAACGCTGGTGCAAGCGCCGCACGAAGGCCGGGCGCTTGTGTTCCTTCATCTCTTCATCAAGCAGGGCGGTGATTTCCGCCTCGGTCATGGTCGTCAACTGCGAACAGACCGCGTGCCATGTCAATCTAGCCATTCTTTAGTTCCTCAATTGCTGTGTCAGACACCGCGCGCTTGTCGTGCAGCGCGGCCCAGATACGTTCATCAATCGTCTTTTCCGTCATCATGACGTACACCCAAACATCGTGGCGCTGTCCGCTGCGGTGCAGCCGCCCGACGGTTTGTTCGTAAAGTTCTAGGCTCCACGGCAGCGACACAAAGACCATGTGGCAGCCGCCGTGCTGGAGGTTCAGGCCGTGGCCTGCGGACTTGGGGTGGACAAGCAGCAACTCAACGTCGCCCTTGTTCCAGCGCTCAATAACGTTCGCGTCATCAATCGTCTGCGCGTGCGGGAAGCGGCGTTTCAGTTCGGCCAGTTCTTCCTGATAGTTATAGACGACGATGGTGTTCGCCCGCTGGTTCTCGTCCAGCAACTCAGCCAGCCGGTCGAATTTGTGCGGGCTGAACCAGATTGACCCGGCACCTGCCTCGCGGTTGTAGACAAACCCTGACGCCATCTGTTGCAGCTTAGTCGTGACCGATGCTGCGTTCTGCGCGATGACGCGCTCGTCGCCGAAACGTACCACATATTCGGCCTTCATCTTTGCATATGGCTTGGCGTCTGCAAAGGAAACGCGGATTTCGTTCACATGAACGGGCGGCAGCTTGTCCTTATACTCGCCCGGCTCCAGCACATAGGTCGCAGGGCGGATGCGCTGCATGACTTGTTCCAGCGCCAAAGGCGCAGGCGTCCACTGGCCGAAGTCGCGGTTGATGCAGATGAAATACTGTTGCAAAAATGCACCTTTTGACCGTCCCAGCAGCCCTTGGTCGATGATCTTGCACTGGCCGAACACGTCCTCAAGGCCGTTCGACGTGAACGATCCTGTCAGACCCCAGCGGATGTTCAGCTTCGTGATGACCTTTTCCAGCGCCTTGAAGCGCTTGCCGGACGGGTTCTTGAGCCGCGTCAGTTCGTCGAAGACGATACCGTCGAAGCGGTCGCAGTTGTGCGCGACCGTCGGCAGGTTGTCGTAATTGGTCACGACGACGTCTGCGTCGCTGTCAAACGCTGCCTGACGCTGCTTGGGCGTGCCGACCGCCACGGCGACCTTGAGGCTAGTCGCCCACTTCGGTGCCTCGACCGGCCAGACGTCGGTGCAGACGCGCTTGGGCGCCAGCACGATCCAGCGCCGGGCGTGGCCGTCGCGCACCATCTCAGCAATGGCCGTCAGCGTGATCGCCGTCTTGCCAGCGCCGACCGGCGCCAAGATCATGGCGCGGTCGCGTTCGTACAAGAACGTCGCGGCTTCCTGCTGGTACGGTCTTAGCTGAAGCGGCTGCACCACAGGTCCACGTCCTCCTTAGACCACAGGCAGGCGTAGTGCTGCTGGGTGTGCGCCATTTCTTCGGCGAATATCTCTTGCAGGGCTGACAGCCGCCCGCCGGGCTTCTTTAATTCAATGAACCAGCACTGACCGTTCGGCATACAGGCAATGCGGTCGGCGACGCCGCGCTGGGTGACGCTGCGGAACTTGTACGCATAGCCGCCCATCTGCTTCACGCGGCGGACGAAATAGGCTTCGATCTCTTTCTCTGTCATTCGGGGTACTTGGTTCGAATAACCACGCCAGTCTGCGACAAAGGCTGCTCGGCGCGTCGCGGCGTGTCGTGGCTAGTCATTTTCGTTTCTGCATGATGCGCTTCGTCGCCATCGACGACACCGACCCAAGCGCCTAACTCCTTTAGCGTATCCCGTATAGCCAGCGCGGCCAGCGTTTTTCCGTGACCGGCTTCACCTTCAATAGTAATTTTAAGCCCGTAGTGTAGGGGGTTTATCATGGGTAGTTTCCTTTTTTAACGCGCTACTCACTTACGAAAAAATTTTTTGCGGATCAACCCTTGCATCAAATTTTGTTGTGTGTATGGTCGGGGTTCCAGATACTAAAGTGAGGTACACATGGCACAGCATAGCCGTATTGTCGGCGGTTCAACCGCCAAGCGCGTCATCGCCTGCCCCGGCAGCGTGGCGCTCGTCGATAAGATGCCACCCAAGCCAAGCAGCAAGTACGCCGATGAAGGCACGCTGCTGCACGACGTCATCGCCAAGATACTGGACGCGCAGACGGATGACGCCAAGCCAGAAGATTATCTGTACACGCAGTACGAAGACGCGGTGCTGACACAAGACCTGATTGAGCGTAAGCTGGCGCCTGCGCTGGCGGCGTTTGACGACATCTGCGGCCCGAAAGGAATGGACTATACAATCGAAAGCGTTGTGGGCTTTGGCGATTTTCTGCCTGACGTGTTCGGCTCTGCTGACGTGCTTGGTCGTATGGACAGCCGTGCTATCGTTCTGGATTGGAAGTTTGGCGATGGCGTGCCTGTCTCGCCTGAAGAGAACTATCAGTTGATGTTCTACGCAGCGGCGGCCATGCGGACGCCTGCGACGCAGTGGGTGTTCAAGGACTGCGAGGACGTCGAACTCATCATCGTGCAGCCGCCAAGCGTTAAGCGCTGGGTGACGACGGTGGAGCGCATCAAGCAGTTCGAGGGCGAGTTGTTCGCCGCCGTCAACGTGGCGCTCAAGCCGGACGCACCGCTGGCCGCTGGCGACCATTGCAAATGGTGCGCCGCCAAGCCTGTCTGCCCTGTCATGACAGGCGCTGTGGACCGCATTCGCAAAGAACAACTGGACCTGATGCCGGTCGATCAGATCGCGCACTATCTCAATCAGGTGCCGATGCTGGAGAACTTCATTAAGGAGTTGCAGCAACTGGCGCACGGTCTGATTGAGGAAGGTAAGGCCATCCCCGGCTGGAAGCTGGTCAACAAGCGCGCGACGCGCCAATGGGTGAACGAGGATAATGCCGAGGATTGGCTGGAAGCCAACGGCGTCTATCCTCTGCAAGAACCCAAACTAATTACGCCTGCGGTGGCTGAGAAGCTGCTGAAGAAGGCGAAGAAGGACTTGCCCGACGACCTTGTGGTCGCCGTGTCAAGCGGCAGCACCTTGGCACCGGATGATGATCCGCGCCAGAGTGTTGTCCCCATCAGCCAGACGCTCAAAAAGGCAATGGCTAAAATACAGTGAAGAAGAAAGGTTTAACATAATGTCTAATGAAATCTCAAAGTTCGCTGGCGCTGGTTTGCCGTCTGTTCAATCGCTGGCGTCTAGCCTGCGCAAGATCGAAGCCGACGTCGGCCCGACGGGCATGGTCATCATCAAGATGGACAAGGCAGGTCATTGGGTCTTCGGCGCTGACCAGACCGAAGTCGAAGACGGCAGCCTGTGGGCGGTCAATCCCTTCTCGTTCGTCCACGGCTATATCGCGTGGGGCGACGGCGTTGTGCTGGCTGAAAAGATGGTGCCGGTGTCGGAGCCGCTGCCCGAAACAGGTCCGGCCCCAGAGGGCGCCAAGCGCGGCTGGGAAATGCAGATCGGCATGTCGCTGGCCTGCACCAACGGCGAAGACGAAGGCTTGCAGGCGCGCTACACGGTGACGTCTGTGGGCGGCAAGCGTGCCGTGCAGAGTCTGGCCTTGGCGATTGCCGATCAGGCCGACAAGCACCCGGACAAGCCGGTGCCGCTGGTCGAACTGAAGAAGGAACACTATCAGCATAAGTCGTACGGGCGCATTTACACGCCGGTCTTCAATATTGTTGACTGGAAGCCTTTGGACGGCGATATTGATAACCCTGCTGACGCGGATGATGCTGACGAGCATGGCGACGTGGTGGAACAGGCAGCACCTGTCCGTCGCCGTCGCGTCGCAGCCTAAGGGGGTGGTGAAAGCCGGGGCGCTGGGTGAACTGTTAGCCCCGCCCCGGCGAGTAGCTGGATGAAGTGAGGCATCCGTGACAATTCTTTGGCTGGATTTCGAGACGCGCAGCCGCTGCGATCTGCGCAGCAAGGGCGTCTACAATTACGCGCAGGACATCAGCACCGAAGTGCTGTGCATGTCCTACGCATTCGACGATGAGGACGTCAGGACGTGGCTGCCATCGCAGCCTTTTCCTGAGTTCATCCGCAATTACACAGGCCAGATCAGGGCGCACAACGCCGCCTTTGAGCGTCTGGTCTTCTGGTACGTTCTACAAGTGCCGTTCAAGCTGGAGCAGTTCTACTGCACCGCAGCACAAGCCCGCGCCAACTGCGCGCCGGGCAGCCTTGAGGACGTGGGCCGCTTCGCTGGCGCGTCCATGAAGAAGGACCATCGCGGCAGTCAGTTGATCCGGCTGCTGTCCATCCCGCAGGCGGATGGCGGTTTTCGTGAGGACGCCGACCTGAAGGACGAGATGATCCGCTATTGCGAACAAGATGTCCGTGCTATGCGGGCGATCAGCCAAGCCCAGCGGGAGTTGTCGGTCGATGAACTGCACGACTATCATGTTAATGAGCGCATCAACGACCGTGGCGTCCTGCTTGATAAACGTCTGGCTCTGGCGGCGATACGCTACGCAGAAGCGGAAAGCGTCGAAATACAAGACATTGTGCGTGAGGTTACTCACGGGGAAATTACGTCCGTCCGCAGCCCGAAGATGCGCGAGTGGGTCTTATCGCGTGTGGGTCCAGAGGCCATCCGCCTAGCGACCGTTTACAAGGACGGCGAACCCAAGCTATCCATCGACAAGAACGTGCGGGCGAACCTGCTTGCGCTGGCCGAAGAGAACCCAGATGAAGTCCCACCGGACGTTGCGGAAGTCATCCAGTGCGCGGACGATCTGTGGGCATCGTCCGTGGCGAAGTTTGCACGGGCCGCTGATCTGGCAGATGAGGAAGACCAGCGCGTTAGAGGAGCGTTTGTGTTTGCTGGAGGAAGCGCTACTGGTCGTGCTTCTTCATACGGGCTTCAGGTCCACAACTTTCCCCGGAAGTGCGCCGCCGACCCGGCATTAGTTCGTCAGGCGATGGTGCGTGGGCATCAGATCGTGCCTGCGCACGGTCGTCGCGTCACAGACGTCTTGAAGGGTATGCTGCGCCCGGCGCTGATGGCCGAGAAGGGCAAGCATCTGGTCGTGGCCGATTGGGCGGCGATTGAGGCGCGGGTGACGCCGTGGGCGTCGAACAGCAACAGCGGTGCGGCCAAGCTGGACATCTTTGCCAAGGGCGAGGACGTCTACAAGCACAACGCCGCTGCGACCTTCCATGTCGATTACGCTCAGGTGGACAAGGACCAGCGCCAGATCGGCAAGGTGCAGGAGTTGGCGTGCGGCTTCGCTGGCGGCGTCGGCGCCTTCGCTGCGATGGGCCGCATTTATAACGTCATCATGACCGAAGCCGAGGCCCGCCGCATGGTGGACGCATGGCGCCGCGCAAACTCTTGGGCGGTGCCGTATTGGTCACGGCTGGAGCAATGCTATACCGCTGCCATGCGCCATCCGGGTCAGGAGTTCACCGCCGGGCGCGTCACATATTTATTCGACAAACAGCATCTTTGGTATGCCCTGCCGAGCGGTCGTGTGCTATGTTACCCTTTCGCCCGCTTCGACGAAGAGGGCAATATCACCTATGCCAAGGCGTCGTGGAAACCCGCCGCTGATGCAAAGGAATGGCCCCGCGCTCGTCTGTGGCGCGGTCTGGCCTGTGAGAACATCACGCAAGCGGTGGCGAATGACCTGTTACGGCATTCGCTGGCCCGGCTTGAAGAAGAGGGGTTGGACGTGGTTCTTCATGTGCATGACGAAATTGTCTTGGAGACGTCCGAACCCGACACGGCAGCCGATGCGCTGCTGCGCGTTATGACGACAGCCCCTGCATGGGCGTCAGGCTTGCCCCTGAACGCCGAAGTGGCTGTCATGACCCGTTATGGTAAGTGAGGAGAGCAAGCGATGAGTGAGGATCGCACACGTTTTATTGAGTTTATCACTGGTCTGGTTGACGCCGACGGCGAAACAGCGTTGTTGCTCAAGCAGAAGCCCACGCTGGTGGACGGCGCGGTCGTCTATCACGGCGACGGCGCCCCCAAGGCGACCTTCCCGGCGTTCATGCCGGACAAGGCCCGCGTCAAGGACGGCGAGGCGTGGTATATCAACACCGGATCGTTCATCATCGACCGCTTTAGGGACGGCAAGCCGTCTGCGCGCGGTGAGAACTGCGAATACGTCCTGTTCATGATGCTGGACGACATTGGCACCAAGTCGAAGGTGCCGCCCATCGCCCCGACATGGGTGCTGGAGACGTCCGCAGGGTCGTTCCAGTGGGGCTATGCGTTCAGCACGCAGCCGACCAAGCATGAGTTCACAGCGGCCATCAAGGCCATTGCCGATGCAGGCTATACTGATCCCGGCGCCAACAACGCCGTGCGCAACTGCCGTGTGCCGGGCAGCGTCAATCTGAAGCAGGGCCGTGACCTGTTCCCGGCGCGGCTGGTCGAGTTCCACCCGGAGCGCGAATACACGCTGGACGAGATTTGCAAGGCTCTGGACGTGACGCCAGCCGAGCCAGACAGCGCCAGCTTCAAGGCGGTCAACATCCGCGACACAGGCGGCGACACCGTGCTGCAATGGCTGTCTGAGAAGAACTTGGTCCTGACGCGCGTCAATAACGAAGGCTGGTGCGGCATTGTCTGCCCCAACCATGAGGAACACACGGACGGCAACATCGAGGGCCGATATAAGCCGCTGGATCGGTCGTTCTGCTGCTATCACGGCCACTGCCAGCACATCGACAGCCGCATGTTCCTGTCATGGGTGGCGGACAATGGCGGCCCGCGCGTATTGCCGGGTCTGCGTGATGAGTTGATCGCCGAGCGCATGAAGCTGATGAGCGAGAAGATCGCGCCGAACGAAGCCTATCCTGATGAAGCAGCCGCTATCGTCAAGGAAGTGGAGCGCAAAGAAGCCGGACGGCTGGAAAAGAGCGAGTGGTTCGCCCGCTACGCCTACGTCCAGTCGGATGACAGTTATTTCGACATGGTGACGCGCCGTGAGACGCCGCGCAACGTCTTTAACGCGCTGTTCCGGCACGTTGACTGCCGGTCGGTCCATCTGCGTTCCAAGCGCGTGCAGGCGTCCGTCTATTTTGACGAGCGACGCCAAGAGAACGGCGCACCTGCCGTCATCGGCATGACGTACGCGCCCGGTGAGGGCGTGCTGGTCGCGCGTGACGGACTGGTCTACGGCAACCGCTGGGTTGATATGCGCCCGGACATGTCCGGTTCTGACAAGATCAACGACAGCGATATACCCGTCTGGCTGGACCACTGCCGCACGCTGGTCCCAGAAGCCAATGAGTTGGACCACATCTGGAATGTGATGGCATTTAAAGTTCAGCATCCCAACATCAAGATCAACCATGCGGTCTTGCACGGCGGCGACGAAGGCAGCGGCAAGGACAGCATGTGGGCGCCGTTCCTGTGGGCCATCGGCGGTCCGCACCAGCATAACCGCTCCATTATTGAGAACAAGGGGCTGGACAGCCAGTGGGGCTATGGCCTTGAGGCTGAGGTTGTCATCTTGAACGAATTGAAGGAGCCAGAGGCGAAGGAGCGTCGCGCGCTGGCCAACCGTCTCAAGCCCATCATCGCTGCGCCACCTGAGACGCTCACGATCAACCGCAAGGGCTTGCATCCGTATGAGATGCTGAACCGCTTGCAAGTGATCGCGTTCACAAATGACCCCATGCCGATCTCGATCCCGTCGCAGGACCGCCGCTGGTTTTGCGTCTGGAGCCACGCGCCGCGCATGGATGCGGACGATGCGGATGCGCTGTGGGGTTGGTATAAGAAGGGCGGCTTTGAAAAGATCGCCGCTTGGCTGCATCAGCGCGACGTGTCGGCATTCAATCCGGCAGTCGCGCCGCCTGTGACGGAATGGAAGCTGAACATGGTCGAGCATGGCTTGAGCGTGGCTGAGAGTTTCTTGGTCGAACTGATGCACCGCCGGGTTGGTCCGTTTGCAGCGGGCGTTGTCGGCGGGCCGTTCCATCGCCTGTGCGACGTTATCTCCAATAACCATGTGCCGCCCGGCACGAAGGTTCCGCAGGCGGCGCTGCTTCATGCGTTCAAGGAAGCTGGCTGGATTGATTGCGGGCGGCTGGGGTCGGTGGACTATCCGACCAAGCGGCACGTCTACGCATCGCCGGAGATGGTTAAAAAGTATACCAAATCTGATTTGCGCCGGATGATAGAAACTGTTGCATCCGACGACAAAAAGGTGGTAAGCATCCGCTAGTCAGTGTTTTGCTCCACGGACTTACCTTAAAGCCCCGGCGGTCCTCACTTCCGCCGGGGCTTTTCATTTACGCAATGCGCGTGAAGGTCAGGATGCGCGTGGCGCGGTCGATCTTGCCTTTGAATGTGCGGTCGTTGCGCTTTCCGAATTGGCTGACGTTGCGGTGTATGCGGTTCACGTCCGCGCCTGTGGCCGCCTCGTAGTGGATCGTATCGCCCACGTTCAGCGCCCGCAGCGGTGATGGCTTACTTGGCATTGCGCTTCATCCCTTCATCAAGGCCGACCATGTAGCCGATAAAGGCCCAGATGCCGCAGACGGCGATGCCGATTAGGTTTTCAATCATCATCATCCTCTTGATCCTCTTCTTCGTCTGGTTCTTCTTGGTCCGCGCCGCAGACGGGGCAATCCTCGCCTGCGTCACAGAAGCCGCCGTCATCCGTCCAGCGGACACGGTGGGGCATGTCCCAGCGTGGGGTGAAGGTGTAGGTCATTTAAATCCCTCCATAAACAGCCGCAGGTCGTGCGGCAGGTCGTCTTGTGGCTGGCCTTGGCTTGGCAGGAACCGCTTCAGGTAAGTGTCCGGTATGCGGTTCCCGCCTAGCCCACAGTCGCACCATGCCCTGAGGTCGCCAGAGCGCACCACAGCGCAGCGCGGGTCGTGCGTGGCCTGTTGGTCTGTCATCGTGCGGCCTTGCGTGTGCGTGGCCCTGAGAGGCTCTTGATGGCCTTACTCGCGCCAGCCGGTCGCGCGTCTGATGATCGTCGCTTGAGTTTGTAATAGCGACCATCGACCGTTGCGAGGCTCAGGCCGTGGCGTTCTGCGAACGCGCGTCGGTTGTCACAGGCCAGCAATTCGGCTTCCATCGCAGGCGTCCATTGCGTCCTTGATCGGTGTACACGGGTCATAGGAGGCCCCTTGTTTCGCAAGCCAAGCGCAGCTTGTAAGGCGGCATACCGCTGCACCCAGATGCGCGGTCAAACGCGCGGCAAAGCACCCGGATTGTTTCGTCCGTCTCTCTTGTTTCGCGTTTCAGTCTGTCTTGCCGTTCAAAAATAGCCGCAGCTTGTTTCAGAATGTCCATTTCATCGTTTTCCATGTCTCAATCCTCTAATAATAGCGCCAGCAATGCGAGGATGACGGCGCCTAGCGCCGCCACCATCAGTGCAGGTCCATTGCGTCACGCAATTCTTCAAGTTCCGCGCGCGCGTATTTGTTGTCCTCTTCAAGGCTTTCGATCATGCTACGCAAATCGACATTTTCGGAGATCAAGCCGTCAATTGTTTGTTCTTGATGCTCATATTCCTCAAGCCGTTCGCCTAGCGCGATCGTCAATTCATCCCGCGATTGCAATGCGGCTTCCATTAGCGTGCGCGTGCTGCATTGACGCCAATAGGTGCGATCATGGGTCATTGTTCGCTTTCCTCTTCATAATGGCTTTTCACCATGCTCAGGACTAGGTCGACGCTGGCTTGCCCTTCATAGGTATCTAGCAGATGCAACAGGTCGACAATCAAATCGGTTATGTCTTCATCCGGTGCGTTTATCGTGCATCGGGCGTTACAGTAGGCGTTCAGCGCTTCCCGCGCCAAATAGGCGCGGTGCAATGCAATGTCTTCATCGGTCATGGCTCAATTGCCCCCATCGCTTACGGTGAAGACATAGCCGGTGCCTTTGGCATTGCCGCCTTGCGTCCACGTCCCTTCGGACCAGATAGATTTGCCGCCGAATTGCTCGGCATGGGCCGCGCATTTGGCGGCCAGCGCCATGGCGGCGCGATAATGATTTTGGTCAGCGTTCAGCGCATGGTCATAGGGGATCGTCACGGACCCCGCCCATGCGGTGGCCTTAATGCGTCCGCCTTTCGTGTTGGTCGGACCAAGATAGCGTGTTTCGATTGCTTGATAGATTGTCATTGTCGTTTGCTCCATGTTTGGCACTAGCGCCATAATGACGGCGCGCCGTGTGACGCGCCGTGATCGGGCGTTAGCTGTCTAAGTCGATCAGGCGTTGCAGCGATTTGGTTAACTCGCTGGCGCGCGCCATGCTGTCGCTGTCGCCGTCGATTAGAAAGGCGGTGATCTTGTCCGCCAGCGTCAACAGCGTGTCCCGATAAGACAGCCCTTCGGCGGCAAGAAAGTCATACAGATCGTTAGGGCTTAGCGCGAAGGCTTCGCTTGTTTCGTTCGTCATTGTCATTTGCTCCCCTTGATTGCGTCGATCACGGCATATGCGCCCGCGATGAGGCCGATAGCGAGTAGGATGTAGAATAAAATGTGAATTGCCATGGTCAGTTGCTCCCTTGCGCGGATAGGTCATCCGCGCGCATTTGCGCGAATATCTCAACAGAGCGCGGCGTGGTCAAAATGCGCGTGCGCTTCTCAATTGGGCAGGTGCATCGCACATAATAATTCAGCGCGCCGCAATCCAAAACGGCGTCTGGTGCGACGGCGCGCAGCTTCTCAAGCGCTGCGCCCCATTGTGCGTTTTGTGTCGGTGTCATTGTCGTTTGCTCCATCGTTAATATAACCTCATATAAGCATGACGTGAGGGTAAAATATTGTATAAATACGACGCTTTTAAAATTGTCACGCATTTTGCCTAAATGACCTAGAATTGACAAGGTTTGCAGCACGATTTGCTGAAGTGTGTTAGTGGACTAACACAGATATGCGAAATTATGGGCGGTTTAGGTATCGGGCTAGGCGGTTTGCGCGGGTGAGGTGACAATTTTAAGGCGCGGGATTCCAAGGGCTAGACAGGCCGATTGGCGGTTTAGGCTATTGTTTATGTCTTAAATTTAAAAAAAAGTGTTAGTTAAGAATGAGAATCAATAGCGTATAAATTCTAGCGGTTGTAAGTTGATGACCTAAATAGCCTAGATGACCTAGCCACCCCATCGCCCGGCGTTTTTCGCCCCGCGATTGACGCGCCCCGATGGACGCAGATTGCGTGTCGCATTTGTACAATTGCACTCGGTTCGTCGGCGACTTCAAAATGCGTGACAATTTGACCTAGACCGCCAAGGGGATTTTACCTTCACGTTTGCGCCATGCCCGCCAGCACAAATGGACCGCGCGACTAGTCCGTCAGTCTAGGCGGAAAGGCCAAACCAAAAATCTAGACGCACGGTCTAATTGCTGACTGCTGGAAGCTGGAGGGGGGAGGGGCGGGGCCGACGCGCGTGTGTCTGTCACGGGCACCCACCGCAAACAATTTTTTGCAAAACGGCTAACGGCTCACAGCAAAATTTTTTAATTTTTATTTTTTAAAAAAGTGCTGTCCCATCCCGACACATCAGATGGCTTTACGGTATAGGAGCAACATGGCGCGATGCTCCAGCGTGTCCATGTCGAAGGGGCGACGGCGTATTCGGGGTACGCCGTCGTTTTTTATTTTTGCAAATCCGCAGCGCATCAACTATTATGCTGCACATGACATTCTATTCCCTACCGTTCACACCGGAGCGCCCACAGGCGACTGAGGCGCGGCTGGAGAAAATATACGAGGCGGCGAAGTTTGGCCTGAAGGGCGACAGCTTGGCCCTAGCCGCTGGCCTGACCCCGGCGCAGTACCGCCGCCTGTCTGAGTTTGACCCGCTGGTGGAGATGGCTGAAATCAAAGGCCGCGCTGATGGTGAGTACATGGCCGCCAAAACGCTGCACCAAGCGGCAGCGGACGGCGACAGCAAGGCCGCGCTAGAGATACTCAAGCACCAGCACGGCTGGAAGGCTGCGCAGTCCGTAGAAATTACGGTCGAAGGGCAAATATCCGTGCTTGCGGCTTTGGAAAAAGCGCAAACTCGTGTTATAGAAGGTATCTATTCGGAAGTGGAGAGCGCGCCAACGCCCTCACACTCCCTAACCAACCAACAAAAAGGACTTGTTGATGGCTACCAACTTGATAACGCAAGAACGCTTGAAAAGTCTACTGACGTATGACCCCGACACAGGCGGTCTAACCAATAAAGTGGCTCGAAACCCTCGCGCGCCTCAAGGTGCGCTTGCCGGATGTAAAACTACTTCAGGCTATATAGCCCTTCAAATAGACGGTAAAAAATACCAAGCACACCGACTGATTTGGCTTTATATGACTGGCGAATGGCCTTCGGACGAAATAGATCACATAAACCGTGTCCGCGACGACAACCGATGGGTTAACTTGCGCGTTGTATCGCGCAAACAAAACAGTTGGAATACGGGCGCGCACGCAAAAAGTCGTTCTGGTGTAAAAGGTGTTGCGTACGTTGCCCGGTATGACAAATGGCAAGTTCAAATGCGCGTAGATGGCCGAACACATTATGTTGGTGTTTACAATACGATAGACGAAGCCGCCAAAGCAAGGCGCGACGCCGAAAAGAGGTTATATGCAACAGCCTAAATATTCTGCTGGCGATGAGGTAGAACTCATGGCCCGTCTTTGGTCGCCGACGATCAAGGATGACCCGCTGGCGTTCGTGCTGCTGACGTTCCCATGGGGCGAACAAGGCACACCGCTGGAACACTTCACAGGGCCGCGCAAATGGCAGCGCGATATCCTCATCGACATCCGCGACCACATCAAGGCCAACAAGGGCAAGATGGACTTCGACACCTTCCGCGAAGCGGTGGCGTCCGGGCGCGGGATCGGCAAGTCAGCCCTCGTCTCATGGCTGGTCATCTGGATGCTGTCCACGCGGATCGGGTCTACCACAATTGTATCGGCCAACTCTGAAGCGCAGTTGCGGTCGGTCACATGGGCCGAAATTACCAAGTGGCTGGCGATGTCGCTGAACAGCCACTGGTTTGAGGTGGCCGCCACACGCATCATGCCAGCCAAGTGGCTGACGGAAATCGTCGAACGCGACATGAAGAAGGGCACGCGGTACTGGGCGGTCGAGGGGCGGCTGTGGTCCGAAGAGAACCCCGACGCGTACGCGGGCGTCCACAACTTCGACGGGGTGCTGCTGGTATTCGACGAAGCGTCAGGTATCCCTGACAGCATCTGGTCGGTCGCAAACGGGTTCTTCACGGAGAATACGCCCAATCGCTTCCATGTGGCTTTCTCCAACCCGCGCCGCAACACGGGGTACTTCTACGAAGCGTTCAACTCCAAGCGAGCGTTTTGGCGCACGCGCAACATCGACGCCCGCGACGTCGAGGGCACCGACAAGAACCTGTACCAGCAGATCATCGACGAATACGGGCCGGACAGCTACCAAGCCAATGTGGAAGTCTATGGTCGCTTCCCGTCAGAAGGCGACGATCAGTTCATCGGGGTTAATCTGGTCGATGACGCCATGAAACGGCCAAAATATAAGGACGAGAGCGCACCCATCGCTATCGGGGTCGATCCAGCACGCTTTGGGGCGGACGCGACCGTCATCGCCGTGCGGCAGGGCCGTGACATCGTCGAAATACGGCGTCTGAGAGGCGCAGACACCATGGAAGTGGTCGGGCATGTCATTGAGGCCATAGAGGACTACAAGCCAGCGCTGGTGGCCATCGACGAGGGCGGGCTAGGCGCAGGCGTCGTGGACCGCCTGAAGGAGCAACGATACAAGGTCAGAGGCGTCAACTTCGGCAATAAGGCGCAAAAGCAACTCATGTACGGCAACAAAAGGGCCGAGATGTGGGGCGCGATGCGGGAATGGCTCAAGACGGGGCATATCCCCCAAGACCGCTTCCTAAAAACGGACCTGATCGGCCCGCGCGTCAAGCCCGACAGCAAGGGGACGATATTCTTGGAGAGCAAGAAGGACATGAAGGCACGCGGATTGGCCTCACCAGACGCCGCGGACGCCATCGCGCTCACTTTCGCGTACCCGCTGGCGCACCGCGAGGCGCGCGTTGACAAGAAACGCGTCACAAGCTACTCTGCGGGCGGAATTTCTACATCTTGGATGGGCAGTTAACCCGCAAGATAAGGGCACAAACGCATGAAACCCGGTCTATACGCCAATATTCACGCCAAAAAAGCCCGGATAGCCGCCGGATCAGGCGAAAAAATGCGCAAACCCGGCACTAAGGGTGCGCCCACCGCTAAGGCGTTCAGAGACAGCGCCAAAACCGCCAAGAAAGGTAAATAAATGGCTATGAAGCCCAACGGATTTAAGCCTGTGCGCGGCAAAAGCGTGACGATCAAGCTGCAACCGCCCAAGCCAGCGGCCCCCAAGACGCCCAAACTGGGCATCGCACCGCCCGTCACGCCCGGAAAGCTGCGTCGTGCGCCTGAGGCTGACGATGTGCTAATCACGACCCGCAAAAGCCCCGACATCATCCGTACGACCGTGCGTGAGCGCACGACGCCGGCCAAAAAGGGCCGATAACGTGCCTCTCGTCAAATCGACCAGCAAGTCAGCGTTCCGCAAGAACATCAAGGCTGAAATAGCGGCTGGAAAGCCGCAAAAACAGGCCGTTGCCATCGCGTACAGCGTGAAACGCGAAGCCAGTAAGGGTAAAAAGAAGTAAAATGGTCGATCCAACAGGCATCAACACGGCAGGCAAAGTCGCAAACGTCGGGTCTAACCCTGCGCGGTCGTCAGGCGACGACGACAAGATGGCGACCATGCGCCAGCGCCTGCAAATGGCGCAGGCAGCGTATTCGGACAGCCGTGAGGATGAACTGGACGACCTGCGCTTCATGGCAGGTAGCCCTGACAACCAGTGGCAGTGGCCAGCCGACGTGCTGGCAACACGCGGGTCAGTGCAGGGCCAGACGATCAACGCACGGCCCTGCCTGACGATCAACAAGCTGCCGCAGCACGTCCGGCAGGTCACGAACGAGCAGCGTCAGAACCGCCCATCAGGCAAGGTCATCCCCGTGGATGACAACGCGGACGTCGAGGTGGCGGAAATTTTCAGCGGGATCGTGCGGCATATTGAGTATATGTCGGACGCGGACGTCGCCTACGACACGGCCTGCGACAATCAGGTCACATACGGCGAAGGCTATATCCGGCTGCTGACCGAGTACTGCAACGAAGAGACGTTCGATCAGGACATCAAGATCGGGCGCGTGCGCAACGCGTTCAGCGTCTACATGGACCCGACGATCCAAGACCCGTGCGGCGCGGATGCTGAGTGGTGCTTCGTCACGGAGGACATCCTCAAGACCGACTATGAGCGCATGTTCCCGGACGCGACGCCCATCTCGACGCTGTACAGCCAAGGCGTCGGCGATCAGGGCATCTCGTCATGGCTTCAGGAAGACACCATCCGCATCGCGGAGTATTTCTACAAGACATATACCCGCGACACGCTGCACCTGTACCCTGACAACCAGACGGCCTTCGCAGGCACGCCGCGCGACAAGCAACTCGCCCGCGTGTTCGGCAAGCCCATCCGCACCCGTGAGGTGGACCGCACCAAGGTCATGTGGATGAAGACCAACGGCTTTGACGTGCTGGATGAGCGCGAATGGCCGGGCAAATGGATACCTGTCGTCCGTGTGGTCGGCAACGAGTGGGAAGTTGACGGTCAGATTTACATCTCTGGCCTCGTGCGCAACGCCAAGGACGCGCAGCGCATGTACAATTACTGGACCAGCCAAGAGGCAGAAATGCTGGCGCTGGCCCCCAAAGCGCCCTTTATTGGCTATGGTGGCCAGTTCGAGGGCTACGAGATGCAGTGGAAGACCGCAAATACGACCAACTGGCCGTATTTGGAGGTCAATCCCGACGTGACTGACGGCGCGGGCAACGTCCTGCCCCTCCCCCAGAGAGCGCCGCCACCGTTGCCTCAGACGGGCCTCATACAGGCCAAGATGGGGGCTGCTGATGACATCAAGGGCACGACAGGCCAGTACGACGCCAGCTTGGGTATGCAGGGCAATGAGCGCTCCGCAAAGGCCATCACAGCGCGTGAAAAGCAGGGCGATGTCGGCACTTACCATTATGTAGACAATCTGGCCCGTGCCATCCGGCACATCACGCGTCAGATCGTGGACCTGATCCCCAAGATTTACGACACACAGCGCGTCGCACGCATCATTGGCGTGGATGGCGAAGTGTCGATGGTCAAGTTCAACCCGTCGCAGCCGGAACCTGTCAAAGAAGTCCGTGACCCCATGACGGGCGGCATGATCGAGAAAATCTATAATCCGGGCGTTGGGACTTACGACGTCATGGTAACAACGGGTCCGGGCTACATGACCAAGCGTCAGGAAGCCTTGGACGCCATGAGCCAGATTTTGCAGACCAACCCGCAGCTTTGGACGGTGGCCGGTGACCTATTTATTAAGAACATGGATTGGCCCGGCGCGCAGGAAATGGCGCAGCGCTTCAAGAAAATCCTTGATCCGAAAGTTCTATCTGACGGCGACCAATCGCCTGAAATGATGGCCGCACAGCAGCAGATCGAAGCCATGACGCAGGAACTGAACCGCGTCACGGACATCTTGCAGAACATCCAAGACAGCACCGAGCAGCAGAAGGTCGAAATTGACCGCTACAGGGCTGAAATTGACGCCTACAACGCCGAAACCAAGCGTATCGCTGCCGTCCAGCAGTCGATGACGCCGGAACAGGTGCAGGACATCGTCATGGGCACTATCGCGGCAGCACTGGACACAGGCGACCTGATCGGCGAGGCACCTGAGATGCGCGAGATGCCTGAGATGGAAGGTCCAGAGGCACCTGAAGCACCTGAAGCACCTGAGATGGAAGCACCCGAAGGAATGGAACAAAATGAGCAAATGTAACGAGTTCATCGGTCTGCTGTTTCTGGCGCGCGACGTCGCGCACTCGGCCCATCTGAACACGCGTAGCTTCGCCAAGCACTCAGCACTTGGTAGCTTCTACGACGAAGTCATTGATTTGGCTGACAAATTTGCAGAAGCCTATCAGGGCAAGTACGGCCTGATCGGGCCGATTGCGCTGATGTCGGCTAAGAAAACGAACAACATTGTCGAATTTCTGGAAGGTCAGGTAGATGAACTGACAGAAATGCGCTATAAGGTCGTCGAAAAGGAGTGTACACCACTCCAGAACATCATCGACGAGATTATGGGGCTGTATTACTCGACGTTGTACAAACTGAAATTCTTGGCGTGAGGCTATTATGGAACTTCTTCGTCCTTTGACTGATAGTGGGTTTGCGACCCAAAGTGTAAACTACACGGGGACCGCAGCCTCGACAACTGGCTGGAACGCAGGCCCGCAGGGCGTGCTGGTCTGGTCCACGACGGACGCGTATATCCGCGTCGGCGAAGGTGTGACGGCCACGACCGCTGACACGCCGCTCCCGGCCTACACGCCCGTCCCGATCACTGTCCCGCAGGGCACCGGCGGCGTCTGGCGCGTGAGCGCGGTCCAGATCAGTTCTGGTGGCACTGTCTACGCAAAGCCGATCAACATCCAATGAGTTTTGGTATCCCCGTCCGTAATGGGCTGTCTGTCAGCCTTGTGTCGTCAACTTTTTTGTCGTCCGGACGGCGGCTTAACCCTGCGCTCAACCTTGACTTCCTGACCGGCGGTCCGCTTGACCCTCGCATTACGTTCAGCCGCACGAGCCAAGCTACGCTGGTGGATAGCACTGGCAAGCTGACCTACGCGCCGAATAACTTGCTGACGAGCAGTGAGAACTTTGAAGCGGCGATCTGGAATAAAGCAGGCACAACTATTGCGGCAAACAGCACGGCAGCGCCTGATGGGACGACCACTGGTGACGGCTTAGTTGAGGACGGCACGACTGGCCTTCACCTCACGCAGCAATTCTTTACGTTCAACAACGCCACATCGTACACGGTGTCTGTCTACATCAAGGCGGGCATTCGGACATGGGTTCAGGTGCTATTGCCTGCTGCTGCGTTTACCGCGTCTCAAGGCGGTTATTTCAACCTAAGCGGTGCTGGCTCTCTTGGCACTGTCACAGGAACGCCTACGGCGCGCACGATTACGGCTGTTGGGAACGGCTGGTATCGCATTTCGATAACGGCAACATCGACTGCTGCGGCTGGCGGCAACGTGGCAATTGGTGCTGCGTCTGCTGACGGGACAATTTCCTATACGGGGACTAATGGCGCAACGGCCCTGTCTCTTTGGGGCGCTCAACTAGAGCAAGTCACCTACCAGACAACCCCCGGCGCATATAACAGCACCAGCCCGAAGAACCTGCTCGGCTACACACAGGAGTTTGATAACGCTGCGTGGACGAAGAGCAATGCGTTTGTGCAGACGAAT